ATGTTTGGTAAATTATTAAAATATGAATTTAAATCGACAGCTAAGTGGTATTTATTGATCACCCTGATTGCACTAGGTTTGTCAGTGATTACAGGTGTTATTGGTGGAAGTGCTACAAACGGTTTTGTGGATATGGAAACCAATAGTATGCAAATCATAACAGGGACTCTTGGGATTCTCATTTTTGGAGGAGTCATTGGTCTTTATCTTAGTAACTACTATATTATTATCCGTCGTTTCTATTCCAACTTATACGGACGCGAAGGTTACTTGACCTGGACCCTTCCAGCTAGCCCGCATGCGATCATTTTATCTAAATTTGTGGGAGCTTTAGTAGCGAGTCTTTACTGCCTATTCCTTCTATTTTTGAGTGGTTTTATCACAATACTTGTGATGGGCGCTGTCATTGGACAAGACCTCTCTCCTGTATTTAGTATTATCGCTGAGGCTTTTAGTCATTCAATTGCTTATTGGATTATCGTTTGGTGGATTTTTACCACAGCTTCAGGGATCTTCCTATTTTATGTATCGATCGCACTTGGCCAACTCTTCCAAAATCGTCGTGGATTGAAGGCTATTCTGTTTTTCTTTCTCTTGTGCATTGTTTTAAGTATCATCGGTACAGCAGTCAATCCATTAAAAGATTCATATGCTGTTGGGTCTGCATTGGTTTATGGAAATATTGATGAATTTGGACCTAACTTCATCCCAGGTCTTATCTATGAAGTCATCAAGATTGTTTCTATGTACTTCACGATTCACTATATCAGCAAGTACAAGTTGAATCTTCAATAAGAACAGTTAATTGAACAAGGAGCTTCCCGGTGGAAGCCTTCTTGTTCAATTTTTTTCTTTTGCATTTTTGGCTACATTTTGATATACTAATTGTATTCGTTTTGGGGTCGTTACGGATTCGACAGGCATTATGAGGCATATTTTGCAACTCATCTAGCGGATGTAAAACGCCAGTTAAATATAACTGCAAAAAATAATAATTCTTACGCTTTAGCTGCCTAAACACCAGCAGGCGTGACCCGATTCGAATCGCTCGTGTTTGATGACAGGTCTTAATTATAGCGAGATACGATCTAGCTTGGTCTAGGAGTTAGATAAGAGATTGATAGACTCGCAGGTACAGGGCTTGAGTTATGTGTCATGTAGCTGTTAAAAGAAGACATAACCTATGGTTGTAGACAAATATGCTGGCAGGTGTTTGGACGTGGGTTCGACTCCCACCGGCTCCATATATACTTTTTGAAACTTATTAAAACTTCTTAAAACGTTGATATTACAACGTTTTTTATTTTTATATTTTCTATTCTTTCCCATACCTTTTTGAAATGAACAGACCCAAAAACAGACCCTTTTTGAAAAGAGTCTGTCCTGATAGCGAAATATTTAAAAATCTATATAATTAGCAAATTTCTTACCAATATCATCTTTTGCCTGCTTAGTGATATGTGTGTATACATTCATAGTTGTCTTCAAGTCAGAATGACCAAGACGATGCTGAACCTGCTTCAATGTCATTCCCGCTTCAAAGCATAGGCTGGCATGCGTATGTCTGAAGCCATGTATTTTGATAGGCTTGGCATCTGTCCCTTTGACAATCTGCAAGAGCCATTTTCTAGGAAGTGAGCTGGGTATTGGTTTTCCTTCCGGACTTTCGAATATAAATGTAGTACCAGGTCGCATTTCCTGGTATTTTTTTAAAAGTTCAATCGTTTTTTTATCAAGGCTGATCAACCGGACACTATTTTTATTTTTTGTAGGACCTACATATTCGCCCTCAAAACCCCTTGTAATGGCTTTGTTTATACTCAGAGTGTTATCGGTCCAGTCATCCCATTTGAGAGCCAGAATCTCCCCTTTTCGGGCCCCTGTGAACGCAAGAAGACGAAACATGACTTTCTTTCTCAGATCATCCGTATCATCCACTAATTTCATGAATGTTTTTAACTCATCTTTATCATAAAAATCACTAGAAGAATCACTCTCTTTTTTAACAAGAGTGGTGACACTATCAACAGGATTGGTTGAAATATAACCATAACGGATGGCATATTTGAAAATATTATTCATTAACCCTTTCAACTTGCGCCCATACACTAATTTTTTGGACCATTCATTGACCTGCTCCTGTAATTGGAGTGGGGTTACGGAAGCTATTTTCTGACTACCAAAAACCGGATAGATATGATTTTTGATATTTCTCTCAGTCTTGATGTAAGTGCTATCCTGAACGGTAGCAGCGTACTCTTTGAGCCACTTCTTTGCGATTTCCTCAACTGTGATATCTTTTTTGGATTGTTCCCCATTCTCTATATCGTCTTGAAGTTGTAAGAGTGCTGTCCGTGCCTTTGCTTTGGATGAAAATCCTTGACGCTTTATGTACTTATCTTTTCCGTTTTCCTTCCCTACATAAATTCTAAAACCATACGCAGTTTCACCATTTTTCTTTTTATAAGTTTTAATTTCCATCATTCTTACCAATTAGTGAATTATATTCGTCTTTGACCATTGTTTCATCAGCAATGGTCTTTAATTTGTACTTTTCCATAAATTTTATGTAATTGAAATCTCTGACATCTTCCATTAATTGTAGTTCTTCTTCCAGTAAATGATGAATCATACTTCTATCAGCTTGCAGTTCACAGTATTCTCTATTTAGTTCATATTGAGCAGGAGTATGCTCTTTGTGACCCAATTCATGCAAAGCAACTTGCTTTTGATCTTCAACTGACAAATTAATATCTAACGCTAAAATGTTCAAAGTAGGATTAAAGAAACCAGGACTATGCCAGTCGCTTCCGTCAAAGTAGCATAGGTTCACACCCTCCTGGGCGCAAAGCTCTTTTACAGTCATAAACGCACCTCTATTTATTTTTTAAATGTGCCTCCAAAACTGCTGTAATAAAATCAATATCTTCTTCTGTAAGTGGTTTACCATCGAATAGCATTGATTGTGCAGCAATATCTCTGAGGTCTAATGGTGCAGAAGCATCACCATTTTTCGCAATGTTAGGATTTTCTGTGCGTCCCAAAAGGTAGTCGGTGGACACGTTGAAATAGTCAGCAATTTGTTGTAATCTATCTGATTTTGGATTAGCTTTTTTTATTCCATACAAGGAATTTCTGCTTATACCAAGTTTGTCTTCAAGATCATTTAAAGAAATGCGTTGCTTGTCTGCTAGTTCTTTTATTCTTTCAAATGCTGTAGTCATTGATTTAATAACCTTTCTAAGCATTACGAAAAAATATTTTAAAATTAATATTAAAAACTGTTGACAATTTTTAAAACTAGTATTAAAATAGTATTCGTAAGCTAAAGAGTTAGCGAATGACACAACTAAAAAAATAAAACCTAAAAAACTGATTGGCGTCCGTTTATTCTAGGTATAACTTACTTCTTTAGTAGGTCTTTTCTCTATGCCTTTATTTTAAGACTAGTTTTAAATAATGTCAAGAAATTAGCTAACTTTTTAAATAAATTTTAAAAGGAGGATCAGAGATGAGCCAACAACATCAAAAATGGATTCAATTAGTCAAAGAAAAATTGAGTTCAGAAGGAATGACACAAACGCATCTCGCTCGTGCTTGCGGAGTGAAGAAGCCGACTATTTCAGAATTGCTGAAATATGGGAAGGGCAGTGACAGACTCAAAAACCGAGTCTGCGATGTCTTGGGTATTGATGAGACATGGGTTGATTTAGGAGAGTAGGAGATAAGAATGAACGAACTAGAAAGAACAGCCCTCAATGAAATACTGAGGACTGTGACATATATAGCTGAAAAGTTGGATGAATTAGATGCTAGGTTTTCTCAATCAGAAGAAGTGAAAGCCAAGGCTTCGTCCGCATCGTAATCTGCTGCGATAAATTGAGCTGCTGAGAGAATGAATTTCTTTAAATCTTGGATATCTTTGTCGTCATGTCTGCGGACATAATGAGTCTCATCATTACCGATCCAGGCAACAGATTTTGCCAAGGCTTGAATTTTTGGAAAATCGTTTAAGTATTCAGCAATTACTTGTCCAAGCATAATCGCTTTAATTTTCTCTTCATCGTCTTTATTTTTAGAGATTGTGTAATCTTTTATGAGAAATTCCGCCGCTTTACGATAGCCGACGCCTGCAATTTGATTCAATGCTTCAGATTCAGCGACGGTTGCTTGGGAATAGATTTCGACAAAAACAGGAGAAACTTTTTCTATATTTTCAGGGAGTTTTACTTTGATAGGTGGACGGTAGCTGTATTTAGCAATTGAACAAAGTTTAGATGTAGACGTGAAAATATACTCGACAGCAAAGTATTTTTTACAAGCTGAGCGTGAGCAACGAAAAGTAACAACAAAGCGAGCATCTCCACTAGAGTAACTGTCCTCGCTATCTGAAACGTATATCATTTCAGGCGAGATATTTTTTCCACAATGTGGACAATATTCAGGGTATTCAAATTTTACTGTCTGGCGACCTGCACCATGGAACGAAACGATAGCCGTTTTCATATTTTATCTCCAATCAATTTATTATCTTTATTATATCAAATTTAGAAAGGAAAAAGCGTGTGAACGAAATTACTTTATCAAATAATCTATCTCAGATAGAACTTGAAATCAGTCACCACAAGCAAATAGCTGGCCAGTCCATTTGGGAAATCGGTAGACGATTAAATCATGTAAAAGAGAACGATCTTACGCACGGGCAATTTATAAACTGGGTCGAAAATCAAGGTATCCACATTCGGGAAGCACAGCGAATGATGAAAGTTGCTTCTGAACTTCCAAATACGACAACGTTGTCGCATTTGGGAACTACAGCATTACACCTCATCGCAACTCTTCCAGAAGAAGAAAAGCAGGTGCAGATTCAACGCATCGAAGATGGTGACACTCCAACAGTGCGAGAGCTGCAGGAAGTCAAGAAAAAACTCAAGCTCAGCAAGCTAGTAAACGAACGTCTACGAGCTGAGAACGAGAAAATCAAGTCTTCCAAGACCGAAGTCAAGGAAACCATCAAGGAAGTCATCCCAGACGATTACAAGGCCACACAGGACCTTAACAGGCAATTGCTGGAAAAGAATAAGGAACTCTCTAAAACCGTGAAAGCCATAGAAGAACGCTCCGAATTTATCGAAAAGCAACTTGCTGACACACTGGCTCAGCGTGAAGAGGTCGATAAGAAATCTGCACAGTATGATGAATTGACACGAGCGATTGAAGAATCGCAAGGGCAACTCAACAGCGTACAGAAGCAAATCTTAGCTTACAAGAATATCACAAGCCTACTTCAAAAAGGAAATGACTTTTTAGCAAGTATGGGTGGTCTAATCTACGCAGACGAAGAGAAAGTCCTTAAAGCAGACGGAATCATACGAAACGAATTTGATAGTTTTATCAGTCGTGGACTTCGTTTCTTCAATGACCTGAACGATATTCGCAAAGAAAGCAACATTTTAGAAGGAGAATTTGAATAATGAATGAAGTGACAATTCAGCCTACCGAGTTAGTGGTAGAAGACGCAATGATCCATGCGCTCCAGGAATTAAAAAAGCTGAAAGAAGGCCAGTCCATCTTATCAGCTGATGTTGATTATCTGAAAAATGAGCAACCGGTCAACCCTTCGGTCTGTCTAGCATTGGAAAAAATGCGTAAGAAAAAAGTCGTGGCATTGCTAGGTGGTAAAGACAGCCAGGCATACCGTGACCGACATTTTGCACAATCTGTATTTTCTCAGGCTGCTAAAGACTTCAAGGACTACTTCCGGATCCCTCGCTATGATTTGTTGAAGCGCAAGGACGAGGAAAAAGCTTTCGACTATTGGGATAGTTGGGAGCCATCAGCAAATACCAAGCTAGAAATCAAAGCCCGCAACGGACAGATGAGTTTGGTGGGGTGAGGAGGCTTGCATGGTTCTAGAATTATTTGGAACTGAATTTAAAGATAAACTCTTTGAAGAGCTGGTTTCACTCAACATCAAAGCTATGGAAGAAGCTAAGCGCAGATCAAGCAGACATATTACATGGGTGCCGATCAAACAGCTACAGGAAGCAACCGGATGGGGTAGAACTAAACTAGAAGAGTGGAGAGACCAAGGGAAATTTCAATTCCAACAGTCCGGAAAGGGCGGGAAGTATCTCTACAATTTGGAAGATGTTCAGCGATTCTGTCGAACACTACAAAAATAAAAAGCACCTTTTGAAAAAGGCGCTTTGAAAGAACTATAACTTAATTATAACATAGGAATTATTTTTAGAAAAGAATATTGGAGGAATTAACATGTTAGCAGAAATTTTAGTCGGAGTATTAATCATCGTGGTCCTATTTCAAATGATCATCATCAGCTCAATTAGTGAGCGATGCAAGGAATCAAAACGGGAATTAAAAAAGTTGCTCAAGGAAAAACAACAAATCGAAGAAGCCCGGCAAGCAATACGTTTCGGATATCGCAGATAAGGAGTTTAAATGTTATTAACAATTATTATCAGCTTTTTTTCAACATTAGTTGTTTTAGCGTTGTATTCAAAACATTTAGCGAACGAGTTAAAGAAAATGGAAGATAGAATTGACAAAAAGATATTAATCCTCAAAAACAATATTACAAAATAGTTGGCCAAGTTCTGTCAATGATACGTAAGACTTCTCAAAACTTAGTTCTTCATTTGCTTTTAATTCATAATGTGGCTTAAGTTCATCTAGATATTTTTTGTATTCTTCGTAGTCAACAGAAAATAATTCATGTGTAAGATATGTATCTTCATGAACATTTATCAAATTATGAGAGCTTAAAATAGTTAATTCCAAATCATAACTTGAAGACCATTCTGATTTAAATAATAAGTGAGTTCTTCCCACAATTCTACTAGCAGATGTATCATTATTTACAATTTTTGGTTTGCAAATTGTGACTACACTATATGGATTTTTATAAATCATCTCCAACAATTTAGCTTCTTTAGGTGTCATATTAGAGAGAATGGTACTAAAAATTGGAGTAATATTGGCATTCTTACGACTATCAAAAGAAGCAGAAATTAATTTTTCAAACAAAATTCTAATCTCCACCTCATTCAATTGGTATCTTGAATCCTCAATAGATTTTAAAACAATACCTACTTTAGAATCATCTCTATATTCAATAGGAATTTTATTAACCTCTTCTTGAATTTCTTTTTGAAAGAGTTTTAAATCGTGTTCTTTTTGAATGTTGAATTTGCGCACTGGATCCAAAACAACATGGAAGATGCCATCCAACACAGTTCCTACAGCATTCCCAATTGATGATGCGGCAGGTTTAAATAAAGCATCACCAGTGTCTGATGAAATTGGAATATGATTAATTTCCATATCGTTGTTATTTTGAGAAGTCATATTAAACTCCAATCATTTTTATTTTTATTATATCAAATATCGAAAGGATTAATCAATGGCAGAAAAAACAAATATCCTGCCTCACGATATTCTTGCTGAACAAGCAGTAATCGGATCAGTATTTGTCGATCCAGATAAGATCCTCATTGCTTCTGAGTACCTCACAAAAGAAAGTTTTTACAAACTATCACATGGCATTGTCTTTGAAATCATGGAAGGTTTGGCAGACAAAGGAGAACCAATCGACCCCGTATCAGTTAAATCAGCGCTTGATTCAATAGGTGAATTTGATCGAATCGGTGGGATGGCATTTCTCGCTAGTCTTATTAATGCTGTACCAACAAGTGCGCACATAGAGCATTATGCCAAGGTCGTAGCAGAAAAAGCAAGAGCACGGAAGGTCATCGAAGATCTCAATCAAACAATAGCCAACGTATATGATGGTCAATCAGATCTAAATGACATACTCGTTCAGACTGAGCAAGCATTATCAAATATAGCAAATGACAAGCAGACTGGCTTTCGTCCAATCATCGATGTCATTGATTCCACACAGTCAATTATTGACGAGCGCTCGCAAAGTGTCGGTGATGTAACAGGAACACCAACAGGTTTTACAGATTTTGACAATATCACGACTGGTCTACACACTGACAACCTGATTATTCTTGCAGCACGGCCAGCGATGGGAAAAACAGCTTTCGCTCTAAATATTGCCCAAAATGTGGCAATAAGAGCCGGGAAACCAGTAGCAATCTTCTCTCTTGAAATGGGAGCAGAAAGCCTTGTAGAGCGCATGCTCTCAGCAGAAGGCTTGATTCCATCGTACCATGTCAGAACAGGGAACCTCTCTGAAAGCGAATGGCGCAGGATGATCCTGGCACAAGAGCAACTTGCAAAAGGAAAGATCTATATTGACGATACAGCAGGAATTCAAATCGCTGAGATTCGATCCAGAGCCAAGCGATTGTCTCAAGAGACTGGCGGACTTGGATTGATTGTAATTGATTATCTTCAGCTAATCACTGGTAGAGGTCGAGAAAATCGGCAACAGGAAGTGTCTGAAATATCCAGACAGTTGAAGATATTAGCAAAGGAATTGAAAGTTCCAGTAATTGCATTGAGTCAGCTATCTCGTGGGGTTGAGCAACGAAATGACAAAAGGCCCGTGCTCTCAGATTTAAGAGAGTCTGGTTCGATCGAGCAAGATGCTGACATAGTAGCATTTCTCTATCGAGAAGCTTACTACAATCGTGAGGAGCAGGAAGAACCTGATAATGTTACAGAATTGATCCTTGAGAAAAATAGACATGGCAGTTTAGGAACAGTCAAACTATTCTTTCACAAGGAATATGCGAAATTTTCAAATAAGGAGGCCTGATGAATGGTAACTGAGAATCATAGATATTACTGGTTACAACTAAAAGATGACTTCTTTAATTCCAAAGAAATGAAGCTCATGAGAAAGCTTCCTGGGGGAGAAGAAATCACAATCATCTACCTAAAAATGATGCTGGCAAGTCTAGCAGAGCAAGGGAAGTTATATTTCGAGGGTCTAGCAGAAGATCTAGCAGAAGAACTTTCTCTATTGATAGACGAAGATCCAGAAGCAATCAGATTGACACTGATGTTTTTAACAAAAAAGAAATTATTGACTACATCAGACAATTATCAGTTTAATCTTGAACAAGTTCCAGAAATGGTAGGGAGTGAAACAGCAAGTACCCGTAGGTCTCGCAAGCATCGAGAGAATCAAAAAGCGTTGCAATGCAACACCGATGCAACAAAAGGCAACGGAGATATAGATATAGATATAGATATAGATATAGATAAGGAGCAAAAAGCTCAATCTGATGTCTATGACGAAATTATCAAATATCTAAATGACAAAACAGGGTCTCATTTCAAACCTACTAGCAAATCGACTCAAAGACTAATCAATGGTCGTTTGAGTGAAAATTACTCAATAGATGATTTTAAACATGTTATTGATGTAAAAACTCTTGAGTGGAAAAATGATTTCAAAATGTCCAAGTATTTAACTCCAGACACATTGTTTAATGCTACTAAGTTTGAAAAATACTTAAACCAAAAGATGCCTTCGAGTGCATCAAGTCAACAACAAGATGAAAGGTTGGGATTTTAATGTATCAGGATTATGAATTAGGTTCAACTAGTGAACCAAAAATATGTAATAAGCACGGATCCAAGATGATCGCTGCAAAAGTCATGATTGATGGATCCCAGAAATCGCTTGACATTTGTCCAGAATGCGAAAAAGAAGAAATCAATAAATTTCAGGAACACTTAAAGCAAGAAGCAGCTATCCAGTCTATTTTAGCAAATACATACAAAGTATTTGATCGTGAGAGCATCTATTCCAAGGAGTTGGCAGACAAAACGCTTGATAATTACGATGCTGGAAATAAGTTTTGTGAACAAGCTTTAAATTTCTCAAAAAGAATGTTGCGAGACTTTCTGAAGTACGAAACAGGAAATGTGATCTTGAGCGGTCCTCCAGGGGTTGGCAAGAGTCATCTATCTATTGGAATCGCTAAAGCATTAAATGAAAAATTTAAAGAATGCAAGCAACCAAAGAGTGTGCTATTCATTTCGACTTCTGCGCTCTTTTCGAAAATTGAAGAAAGCTTCAATGGCCGAGGAGACTTCACGGAAGGTTATGCTGTGAATCTACTGAGCAACGTTGATTTTCTTTTCTTTGATGATATGGGAAAAGAGAGCAGTATGAGTGGGAATCTCAAAGAAGCGAATGACTGGAGACAAAGGGTGCTGTTCAAAATATTGGATAGCAGACAAACAACATTCTTCAACACTAACTTGTCAAGTAATGACATCAAAACAATTTACAATCAAGCACTTGCTGACAGAATTTTCAAGGGAGCAAGCAAACACATTTTCAAATTTCCTGAAACTATGGAAAGTCGGAGGTATTAATGAATGGAAAACAACAAATTAAAGGATCTAATTTCAAAAGTTCAAAAATGGTTCTATGATCGTAACTTACACACTCAAGAACCCAATAAGCAGTTTCTGAAGCTCTATGAAGAAATTGGGGAGTTGTCGAGGGGAATTGCTGAAAAAGATGAAGAAGTAACAAAAGACAGTATTGGAGACATCACTGTTGTATTGATCGGCTTAACTCTTCAACTTGGAATCAACACAAAAGAAATCTTCCCTGAACAAGAGAAATTCATTTTCTCAGAAGCTGCAAAAACAGAAGATTATTTTGTATTGATGATGGACCAGGCACTAGCATCATATTTCAACCGTCAAGGCTATCAACTTAAAAGCGTAGTACATGAGTTGATGCGAATCTCTCAAATGCTTGATTATGATTTTGTCGAGTGTTTGAATATTGCCTATGAGGAAATCAAGGATCGAACAGGGAAATTAGTGGATGGTGTTTGGATCAAGGAGGAACGATTAAAATGACAGAACAAATTTTAAATAACGGTTTTGACAAAGTAAATAGACCTAATCACTACGTTGGGCAATATGGTCTTGAATCAATTGACATTATTCGCAATTTTGCTGGAGGACCAAAACAAGTCCGGGGATTTTACTGGGGAAATGTCATCAAGTATCTTTGTCGCTATCAAGAGAAAAATGGATTGGAAGATCTAAATAAGGCAAAGAAGTACTTAGACTGGCTTATTGCAGATTTGAAGCGTGAAGATCTCGAAAAGACAGCGATTGTCAAGCAGGAGTGATAATTATGAGACATTATACGAAAAATCAAATGGATCACTTTCGTCAGCAATTACAATTGTTGATTTTAGGAAAAGGCCTCACTCGCAAAGAACTCTCTAGAAATCTATATCGTGGTGAACATACGATACAAGAATGGATCACCAAAGACGACATCAAACCAAGGAATGTCCAAGAGCTGTGCGAGTATTTCGGTATCGAGGAAAAAACGTTGATGGGTGATCCGGAAGAACGTGCTGATTATAAGTTATATGATCGTGATAAGTACATCTGTACAGGGACTTTAAAAGAACTGAGCAGAATTACTGGAAAAGATAGTGCATTACTCAAATACTACATCCACTTAAACGAGCAAGGAAGAAATGTAGGACATCTAAAACTAGAAAGGGTAATCGAAGATGAAACGTAAAATCGATTGGCTAATCATTAACTTGGTATTACTAGCAGGAATTACATTGGTGATTGCTATCAATCTCAATTCTAGATTAGTTGAACAAGAAAAAACAATCAAGGATATGCAGTGGACCATCCAGGAGCACGAATTAAGTATTCAGCGCTTTGCTGAACAAAACACTGCACAAGAGGTAATCCTAAACAAATTAAATCGGGAGTACCAATTGCAGGAACGGAAAAAGGCAGAAGCAGTTAAGGAGGCTGCAGAAATGAATAATGTGGGAGGATAATAATGATTAACAATGTGACTCTTATTGGTCGGTTAACCAGAGATGCAGAGCTACGCTATACACCGAGCAATATCGCAACAGCACAATTTAATATTGCATGCAATCGAAATTTTAAAAATGCGAATGGTGAATATGATGCAGACTTCATCAACTGCGTGATGTGGAGAGAGCAAGCAGAAAGATTTTGTAATTGGACCAAAAAAGGAATGCTGGTCGGAATTACGGGAAGAATTCAGACTCGAAGCTATGAAGGAAATGACGGAAAACGTGTATATGTGACTGAAGTTGTTGCAGAGAACTTTCAAGTTTTGGAAAAGCGTGACAACACTGCCAACCAGAACAGCATGACCGAACAGATGCCACCTAACTATGCAAATCCGATGGACATTGATGAAAGTGATTTGCCATTCTAAAAAAACAAAAGGAGAAAACAATGAATAAAAAGCTTATTTTAACAACAGTAGCAACAATCGCAGCGATCACAACAGCAGGAGGGGTAAAAGCAGATGAATTTAATGGCGATCTCGCAAAAGATAGCATCGGACTTACAGCGGAAACTGGAAACAGCACAAGCGGAACAGAAGCGACTATTTCAAGTGCGCAGGGAGAACACGAAGGAAATTCTGGAAACATCGAAGGAGATCGAGCAGTTAACGAAGAAGATCCAAGCCGAGGAAGCAATGCAACAAGTATTACAAAAAATGGGGACACTATCCGAGTAGAGAACCCAAAAGTCGTAATTGACCAACCAGAAGGCAATGGTCGATATACTCCATTTAAGGTTAAGTATGAGGATGTTAAAATCCCAGATAACATTGAGGTAAATGAGGGTGATAAGGTTACTTTTGATTTACCTCAAGAAGTGAAGTTCCAAACCTCTTACGAGTTTGATGTTCACAACCCTGAAAAGGCAGTTGTTGGTAAAGCTACAGCGGATGCAACTACGAACAAGGTGACTACTGTATTCAATGACTATTTCAAGACTCACCCTCTAAACAAGAGCATGAGTCTTGAGCTTGATGCAAGCTGGACAGATAAAGTCATTCCAGGAAAACCAGTAACAGCCAATTTTAATGGTACTTTAGTAACCGCTAATGTTGGGGATGAGGGAGTTATTGGCAAGGATGAATTGATCGCCAAGTGGGGAGAACAAGATAAAGAAGACCCTACAGTTATCAATTGGACAGCCCGTGTGAACTATGCCAAGCGTGTGTTGAACTACGTGACCATCATTGATGAAATGAGTGAGAACCAAAAGTTGGTTGATAACTACTTTGGAATCAAGAGTATTGAGAGCTTAAATCCTTGGATTGATAAAGGTTCTGCAATGGATCTTGTAAAATCTATCAGCAAGTCAGATCACGGTTTTGAGATCAAAATGGATCGTTTGGATCACATGATCTATCTTTACTACAAGACTAAACTTGTAAATGCGGTTAAGGATAGTACAAACCCAACAAACAAGATCGAGCTAAAAGCTGAGAATGATGGTGCTGTTTCATATCAAAAAGTTCAACTTGTGGGCGGTAAAGGCGATGCTATTGGTGAGAATAAACCAGTTTGGGAAATTCCAAATGACGCACCAGTCTATGATAAGCCGTCAATTGATTTAAAAGATATTCCATTGATGCCTCCTGCACCTATTGTGGAAATTCCAGAATGGAAAGGCGGAGTCGTACCGTTTGACGTTCCTATCTTGGATAAACCAGAAATCAATATTGAGGATATTCCAATGATGCCACCAGCTCCTATTTTGGAGAAACCAGAACTAGTAATCGATATTCCAGATCCTAAACGTGACGAACCAAAAGAAGAACCAAAGCAAGAAAAGCCAAACACACCAGCACCTAAAACTGAAACCAAGAAGGAAACAGTGGAAGTGGTGAACCGGGGCAAAGTTAAACAAGATGAACCAGTCGAAGCGTACAGAGCACCAGCGGTATTGCCTGCGACTGGATCAGATATTGGATTGTCACTTGTGGCACTTGGCATCTCAGTAGCTACGCTGGCATTCGTTTTGAAGAAAAAGGAAATTTAATTTGAGGGGGATCGTTCCCCCTTGATTTTTAAAAAAGGAGTTAAGAATGAATAAACAAGAGTTGATTGAACGGATAGAAGGCTTAAAAAATATTTTTGGAAATAAAATAGAACTTGCTTCTGAACTAGACGAACTAGAAGCAGGCCACGCAGATGAAGCTCCACGCTATGTTAAGAACATACTAGCAAGATTACGAGAATTACCATTGCATGATCGTGAAGTTTGGCTAAAGACTATTATGGGTGAATTTGAGCAAGATTTCAGTCGTGCAAAATGGCGTGAAGGTTATGAGCAAGGCAAGGTAGAAGGTTTAATTGAACGTGAGAAAGTCACAGTACCGCAGTTCGTTGCTGATTGGATTGAGGAATGTAAAAATGATGATTTCCATTTATTCGGCGCAATGGAAGAAGTATCCCTACACCAGAAAAAACTGGATTATTGGTTTAGAGAAGATGACAATATGGAACTATTCGCTCGTGCTTGGCTAGACGGATACGAGGTCGAGGAAGAGAAACGGTATTATGTAAGATTTAAAGGGATGGAAAGTGGTGATTTTAATTACTTAAACTTTATCAAATTTCAACACGCTTGGGTGTTATCGTCAATAAAGCTAGATAAAAAATTTCGTACAGAACACACCAAAAAACAACTTGAAGAAGCTGGGTTTGGCTGGGTGTTTGATTGTCCGGGGATTGAGATTGAGGAGGTGGAAGAATGAGCATCAAGGAATTAACAAAAGAAGATTTGAAAAACCTTTCGCATGATGACCTTATTAGACTTGGTGCTTCATTGGCAATAAAACATGTGGCTGATAGTCTAGAAAAAAATGAAGATACAAAGAAAGAAGAAAAAGAATGATACCAAAATTTAGAGCGTGGGATAAAGAAACGCAAACGATGCTAGATGTTTCTTTGATAGATTTTAAGAAAAGCGTTTTAGTAGGTGAGCATTGGGAATTTGGTGAAACAATTTTCATAAACTTTGATGATATTCATCTCATGCAATCCACAGGGCTATATGATAAGAACGGTAAGGAGATCTTTGAAAAAGATATTCTTGATTATAACGGCAGAAAAGTCATTGTTAAATGGCACGGGTCTTATGCAAGTTTTATCTACGAATTTGTAGATGAATTGCAAAATAGAACCACAGAATGGAAACCGCTATATCTCTCTTATTATCACTTTGAAATTATTGGGAATTCGCTGGAAAACCCCGAATTGCTGGAGGTAACAGAATGAGTTATGATTTGGAAATATTAGCAAAAATAGAAAATGGAGATTATATTTGCATTGCGGAACCTAAATATAGTTCTCCAACCTACAATCTTGGAAGAATATTCAGAGTTGCCATGAATTGGGATTTTAACCAAAACACAACGTACAATGTTGCTGACATTTTAGATAATATCTCCCGTGGTATATCTGAGTTAGAACGGTATCCAGAGAAGTATACTCAGTATGAACCTGAAAACAAATGGGGGACAGTCAGCGGAGCATTGGAAGCTTTGAAGTCGTTGAAAGAGTGTATTTTAGAACAGGATATTGATACGAAATATTTATATATGAGGTGGTAATATGACACGACCAAACAGATACCCATATACTAAGAGCCAGTGGATTGAAGAAACCGCTGATTATTATACATATGCAGACGGTATTTATTTTACAAGTCATATTTTAAAAAATAGACTTACTAGAGAAATTAAGAATAGGGAGGTGGAGTGATGTCATTTTACGGGGGAACTTATATTGAATATTGTATGTATTGTGATGATAGATACGCAGGAATATTCAAACTAAAAGAAAATGAAAATGTTTTTGACGGTTTTGATAGATGGTTAAAAGAACATATTTGGAATAAAACAATGAGTTTGGATAATGTACATATACCAATGCGAGCGAACAGAATTCTATCTATTAGCCAAATAAATGGCAAGCTAGAGATAGCTATACTTGGGGAAGAGTTTTTTGTAACCGATTCATACTTTGAAGATCTGCACGATGCAGTGCTGCCATTTGACAATATAAGAGATTTAAAGCGTATTATTGATCATATCATTGATGTGGAGGACAATAAATGAAGGTATATGTTGTTAGGAAATACCATGGACGCTCAAGTTGGAGCGATCCTAAACACTTAGCAAAGTATACAGAGAAAGAATTCCACGCTAGATCCGAGGCACTTGCTTACCGTGAAAGTTTAGGATTGAATGGAATTATAGAAGTATACTGCAGGGAGGTTAGTAAATGAATCTAAGAAGTCGGTTTGGATATTTAATTTTGGCTTTGAAACAGTATCCTTTTGATAAAGAAATCAAGGAACGAATTGAAGAAATTGAAGTACCATGGAAACCAACCGATCCAAATACAGGGATCAAGAGTAACAAGGTAATGACTCCGAAAGCTCTGGCTGACATCATCAAGAAAGAATCGGATCCAGAACTGCATCGTCTCGAATTGCTCAGAGAAGCAATCAGCACTATCAAGATTTCAACACCAGAAAAACAATGGGCTGCAATCAAAGAAGTATACATTGATGGGACTCTAACTGTGGAAGGAGCATCAATCAAATACTTGCACTGTAGTAAGTCTCTTGCCTACAAGGAAGTGATCGAACCATTCTTCAGCAACCTTGAAAAGAAAATCTACGAACTATCTGTAAATACTAAGATCAACATTAATTTGGAAAAAAGTTAAAAATACAGTCGAAAGTGTGGAAAAAAGTTAAAAATACAGTCGAAAGTGTGGAAAAAATTAAAAAATAAGGTGGTAAAATTATATCATCGGGTAAAACCGAGTGGAAGTCTCCTTATAGAAAATCGGTTGGGAATTAGCTTAATTTGGACAAGAGCATTGGATTTTTAATCCAGGGACACAGGTTCGAATCCTGTATTCTCAATAAGTGTAAGTCAGCAATGCTGGCTTTTTATTTTACCTTGGAAGGAGGTGAGTCAATGAACATTGTGGACCCAATCAGGGATAAGGATGATATCCAGGCAATGAAGGAATATCTGCGAGAGTGGAATGAGCGGAACTACTTGCTCTTTTTATTTGGGATCAATTCTGGATTACGAGTGGGCGACATTCTTCGAATACGAGTAAAGGATGTGCAAGGTTGGTATATCAAAATCAAAGAGCAGAAGACTGGAAAAAGGAAGCAGCTCAAGATGACAAAGACTCTAAAAAAAGAAGTCAGAGAGTACATCAAAGATATGCCACTGCATCATTATCTGTTTCAAAGTCGCATTGGGAAAAACAAACCACTTGACAGGCGGACAGTCGATTGGATATTGAAGACTGCAGCTATCGAGTGTGGGATCGAAAACATTGGAACCCACTCGATGAGAAAAACATTTGGCTATCATTACTATAAAAAGACTAAAGATGTGGCAATGCTCATGGATCTATTTAATCATTCATCTCCTGCGATCACGCTGAGGTACATTGGAATTAGACAAGATCAACGAGATAAAGCCATGTCTAATTTTGATTTATAGTTATCAATTAGACACAACGAGTAAAACGCTAATTAGTTTTATTGGTTGCCTGCTATTCATTTATTTTGCTGGCTTTTTAAAGCTGGTGCGAATCAGACAGAATATAAGATATGTCTAATTCAAGAGAGAAAAACAACATAGTTTTCAGAAATAATATAATGAATTTCAGAAATAGATAATTGAAAGTATGAAATGTTACAGAGGATTTAAGAATTGAAAGTAGATGTTTCGACAAGAGAAAGTCGTAGAGAGTTTTATCTTTCAAGATCATGGAGACAACTGAGACTCGAAGCAATGAGTCGAGATCACTTTGAATGTGTTTGGTGTCGAGATGCGGGCAAAGTGACGACAGACAATCTCGAAGTCGATCACATCAAGGAGCTAGAATATTATCCAGAGTTTGCTTTAGATATAGACAATCTTCGTACTCTATGCAAGGAGTGTCATAATAAGCGACATCATCGCTTTCAATTTCGCAAATCATCCAAACTGCAAAATAAAAATTTTCGTTCGGACGAATGGTGGGGATGAAAATTTAAAATTTTGAAAAATTCAAAGACCCCCCGGTCGAAAAAAATCGAAAAAAATCGGTCTCTGGGAACCGGTGGGAGGGGTCGATTGTCCAAATGCAAAGCACTATTTTTTAAGGGGGAGGGGGCTCATGGAAGAATACTCAGAAAAAAATATAAAAGAATTGGAAAACCAGTTACTTTCCAAAATCGGTAATTTCAGCACACGAAAGAAAGATGCGATTCAGTACGAAAAAGTTCACCGCTATCTCTATCTAGTCCGCCTACTTTATGAGTTGAAAGAACGACTCAAACAGGACGGATTAGTTATCACTGTTCACAACGGGCAGCAAAGATTTCAAAAAGCGAACTCGTTGATCAAAGAAATCAACACAACCAGCAATCAGCTACTAGCAATTGAGCGATCATTCGATTTTGAAGTTGAAAATTCGCCAGTGGAGAAAAAGCCACCATCGGACGGAAGTGATCTATTGTGATTTCTCATCCTCTGATTGATGAATATATTGAACTTGCTGAGTCTGGAAAAATCAAAGTCAACAAAGAACGCTCACTGCTATTCAAGATCATCAAAGAAAAAATCTATCCGAGGGATGATTTATATTTTGACAATATTTTGATCGAAAAATATATCCAGTTCACTGAGAAGAATTTCTTCCCACTGGCTAAATATCAAAAATTTCTCACACCGTTTATATTCCTTTTCAGGAAAGAAGATGGGGAACCTCAATTCGATGAGTTCCTTCTTACTTTGGCCCGTGGGGGTGGTAAGAATGGTTTTATGTCTAGTCGAGATGCATTTTTTATCAGCCCACTATATCCAATTCGAGATTATGATGTGACTATCACAGCTAATTCGGAAAAACAAGGGAAAGTATCATTTGAGGAAGTTTATGAAACTGTCCAGAGAAGAGGACTGGAAGATCATTACTATTTGACAAAGATGTCTATTACAGGCCGAGGGAATAACTCGGTCTTTTCTTATCGGACGAATAATCCAAAGACGATGGACTCAGCTCGTGATGGTTGCCTTGAATTCGATGAAATTCACCAGTTTGAAAATGATTCTGCTGTTAAAATCCAGCGATCAGGACTTGGTAAGATTGCCCATGCTCGCACCTTTTACAACGGTACAAATGGACACGTTCGTGAAGGGTTTTACGACAAGATGATTGAAAAATCTATGAAGATCTTGAATGGCGAGCTTGACGAGTTCCGCCTATTCCCTTTTATCTGCAAGTTAGATGATCCGGAAGAAGTGGACGATATGACTAATTGGCCAAAAGCGAATCCAATGCTGGATGAGACAACACCTTATGCCAAACGTCTATTAGCTAGAACGAAAGCTGACTATGACGATTTGGAATTAGAACCGTCAGGCAGGCAAGAGTTTATGACAAAACGGATGAACCTGCCGGAAGCAGACATTGAAAAAGATGTGACCACTCGTGAAAAGTTAATGGCTGCATTGAGAAGCCCTGGCATAGATCTCTCAGGAAGATCTTGTGTCGCTGGTTTCGACTACGCAAGCATCAGAGACTTTGCAAGTGTGGGACTACTCTTTAAAAATGGTGATGAGTTCATCTGGAAGCAACACAGTTTTGCCAGAAAGCAATTCTTGGATATGTTTAAAATCAAAGCTCCAATCCGTGAATGGCAGGAGCAAGGCCTCTTCACTATCGTAGACGGTCCAAGTATAGATCCAAGATTACTTGTTGATAAATTAATCCAGTGGCGCAAGCTGTACAATATCGAAATCGTCTGTGCTGATGGATTTCGAATGGACTTACTGAAGCCGTTGCTGGAAGAAGCTGATTTTGAATATGAATTTTTAAGAAATCCAGGAGCGATACAGTCGAAGGTGGCTCCAATCATTGAAGATGGATTTGCGAATGAAAGATTCATTTTTGAAAATGACAAATCAATGCTCTGGTATACCGATAATACCTTTGTCAAAGAAGACAAAGACGGAAACAAGAGATTTTTGAAAAAGGAACCGTTGAGACGAAAGACTGACGGCTTCCATGCCTTTATTGCTGCTCTCTACAAGAGAGAAATCATTCAAGAGAGTACTGTTGGAGACTTTCTTGATGTGATCGAAGATTGGGAATTTTAGAAAGGACAACAAAATGAACAAACGAATGAAGAAGAAACAGCAACTTGAACAAAAGATTAAAGGGCTTGAATGTGAACTTGCAGTAGTAAGCAAAGAAAATATGGAATTGTTGAGCAAGATTGGTTCAATTAGTGCTGAATTGAATACTTTGAGCCAGTCCGTGAAACGACATGAAGATATTTGCGGTCAAAATGTCGAACAAACAAACAAAGAATTTGAATCAATCAAAAAGGAATTGAAACGCTCTAAAAAAACCTTCTTCAAACGATAAAAAAGTATCCGGGTGGGTGGTAGGCATAAAATTTTAGAAAGGAGGAGGTGCCTTGGGATGGCTAAATTTATTCAAGCGAGAAGTTCCAGAACCAAGCTTTGAGTTTGATGAACTAGAGCGGATCTTTGGAAATCTGCAACTAAAGAGCTTGTCGATTGACAAGGCTGCTGAATTTGTGGCCCGTATCTTTGCAAGATCTGAGTTCAAATTTGTTGAGAATGGAAAAAAGAAAGCTACTGATTGGGATTATCTGCTAAATGTAAGGCCCAATAAGAATGAATCAGCTTCTGAGTTTTGGCAAAAGGCAGTTTATCGCTTATTGACCAAAAACGAAGTACTAATTTTCTTATCGAATGATGATCAGCTATTGATTGCTGACTCGTATATTCGACAAAAATATGCTGTATTCGATGACACATTTACATCTGTGAGTTGTCAAAACTATACTTTCCAGAAACCATTCAAGATGAATGAAGTCATTTTCTTGCAATACAACAACAATCGTCTTCAAGAATATTTCACTCAACTCTTCAACGATTACGAAAAACTACACACTCGACTGGTTGAAGCACTTGCACGAAACAATCAGATTCGTGGAGTACTTAGCACCAGAACGAATGCAAGTTTTGACGAATCAAAGCGTGAAAAGATGCAACGGTATGCAGATGGTCTCTTTAAATCATTTACGACCAAGACAGTAGCGATTGTTCCAGCTCAAGAAGGAATGGAATATTCTGAACTGACCAACACTACTGGCACATCAAATCTATCTGTAGATGAACTCAAGAAGCTTCGTAGGCAATTTGATGATGAGGTGGCCGACATCTTAGGAATTCCCACTGCGCTGATGCATGGGGACATGGCTAACTTGGAAAATAGTCAGAAGATGTTTAATAGCTATTGCTACCAGTCGCTTGTGAAGAAAATGAGCGATGGTCTGAACTTTGCTTTACTAAGCAAAAGCGAGTACAAAGACAATAAGCGCCTTGTCATTGTTGGTGAAGGGCAAAGAGATAAATTCTCTCTTGCTCAAAGTATTGACAAGCTGATTTCTTCCGGCTCCATGCTTATCAATGAGGTCCGTGAAGAACTTGGTCTTGAAGCTGTACCGTGGGGCGACAAGCCTCTGATCACTAAGAACTATCAACTTGGTGAGGATGTAGAGAAGGGAGGTGAGAAAGAAGATGAAAGTGATTCCGATTAAAGGAACAATCGTGTCAAACGATGATGTTTGGCTTTATGATTGGTTTGGTTGGGACTGTACCGCTCCTAAAAATGTAGTATTACCGGAAACTGGTGAGGACATTGAAGTTCACATCAATTCAGGGGGAGGAGATGTATATGCAGGTAGCGAAATCTATACTGCATTACGGGCATACTCAGGGAAAGTAGTTGTTAAAATCGTGGGAATTGCTGCAAGCGCAGCGAGCGTTATCGCAATGGCTGGTGATGTAGTAGAAATTAGCCCTACTGCTCAAATCATGATCCACAACGTGTCATCACGAGTTGACGGAGACCACAACACTCTACTTCATGAAGCTGGAGTACTTGAAGGTTTTAATAAATCAATCGCAAATGCTTATGTTGATAAAACCGGAAAAGCATTAGATGATTTATTGGATCTGATGAACAAGACTACCTGGTTCGATGCTGAATCAGCAGTAAATCAAGGATTTGCTGACAGGATCATGTTTGCTGGAGAAATTGCTCCTACATTCGCTGCAAGTGAAACTCCAATGATCCCACATGATTTTATTGACAAAATGAAGTCAGCAATGACCCCTGATGTTGATAAAATTGCTGAGCTGGTAGCTAATAAGCTGGAAGCTCGACAGATTGCAGAAGAGACTTTTGAAAATAGTGAATTTGTAAAGAAAAGATTCACCCTACCAGAAAGTCCAGAAAATAACACAAACGAGGCTGTACTGAAAGGGTTCAGTCTTTTTGCATTTTAGAAAGGAAAAATACAATGACAATGAAATTATCTAACAAATTCAACGAAATTCGTCAGAACTTCTTGAACGCTGTATCAAATGGCGCACCTCAAGAAGAACAAGCGAAGCTCTACAATGAAATGATCGAGTCGATGACTAACGAAATGATGGAGCAAGCTCGTCATGCTGCTCATGAGGAAGTTTCAGCAATGAACCCTTATGATGCTAAATTGACTGCGGAAGCTCGTGAATTCTTCAACGACATCGACAAAACTGCCCCTGTAGGAGTAGAAAAACTCTTCCCACAAGAAACAATTGACCGTATCTTTGATGATATGGTGAAATCTCGCCCACTCTTGCAACACATTGGCTTGCGCAATGCCGGCATCCGCCTTAAATTCCTCAAATCAACTCAGACCGGAACAGCTCTTTGGGGCAAGATCAACGGGGAAATTCAAGGCCAATTGAAACAAGCATTCAACGAAGAAGAAGCAATCCAAAACAAATTGACTGCATTTGTAGTCATTCCTAAAGATTCTGAAAAATTCGGCCCTGCTTGGTTGCAATCATTCGTATCCACTCAAATCACAGAAGCGTTTGCTGCTGCTTTGGAAGTTGCATTTTTGAATGGTGATGGGGACGACAAGCCTATCGGTCTTTCTCGCACTCTCACAGGAACTGCAGCAAGCGGAAAAACAACTTATGCAGAAAAAGCTGTTGAAACTGCAAAACTTACATTTGTGGACTCTGCAACAGTTGTCAAAGAATTGACAAATGTTTACAAATATCACTCCGTTAAATCTGATGGTAATCCAGTTGCGGTTGAAGGAAATGTCGTGATGGTTGTCAACCCAACAGACGCATGGGATGTTAAAAAACAATACACTTCCCTAAATGCTCAGGGAACGTATGTAACAGCAATGCCGTATAACTTGATCTTGGCTGAGTCAATTGCTCAAACCGCTGGTAAAGTGACTACATTCGTCAAAGGCCGCTATGATGCATTTGTAGGTGGTGGTATTGAATTTGGACGCTTCACAGAAACTTACGCTCTTGAAGACTTGAACCTCTACACTGCTAAGCAATTCGCCTACGGTAAGGCTCACGATGAAAAGACCGCTGCTGTTTGGAAATTGGAAATCAAATAATAGGTGGTGACACCGAATGGAAGAAACAAAACAACTTCATCCGCTTCTAGGAACATTCAAGGAGCGGATGAAAATCTTTCATGATGCAGAAGACGGGAATCTTTCAAGGATGTTGACTTCATCTGAAAAAGCAATTCTCGACTTAACAGGAGCTTTTGATTTGTCAGATTCTCGCACTGAAGAGCTTGTTTTGGAACGTGCAAGATATTTGTACAACGATCAGGTCGAGTTTTTCTTTGCAAATTTTCAAGGAGAACTCCTTGAGTTATCACTTCAAAACCACCCAATAGGAGGAAAAGAGTGCTAGAAACAATCCAAGATTTCTTTGACTTGAAAGAAAATGTTGTCCGACACGTTGGAGACATTTTTGAAGTTGATGATGATCGAAAAAACGAATTGATGAAGAAATTACCTGATTTTGTTAAAGAATACGATTTAGTAGCTTCGGAAAATCCAAACGAAGATGTAGTTGTGGAAGATGAATAAGCCTGAGTTTAAATACAAGAAGCCAGAGACCAATACAAGCGAATTAAGAACTCCAGTAGAGTTTTATAACTCAAAAGTACTTGAAGGATTAGATGGCCGGGATGTGAGCTTTGAGAAAGTATTTTATACATTCGCAAAAATCTACTCACCTAGCTTAAAGGATATCGAAATTTCAACAGGAAAATCAATGACTGCAAAGATGACCTTGAAAATTAGAGATCCTTTAACAAGTTATCAACCTGACAATAAGCATTTCGTGCAAGTAAATGATCACCGATTAGAAAATAAAAAATGGCAGATCATTGATGTTCGTCCCGATTATGACAACCGTGATTATTTAATTGTTGTTATTGGTGGATCAAATGACTAGTGGCGCTACATTAAGAGGCTTCGATGAAGTCATCCGAAATTTAGAAGCAAAGCTTGGCGATGCGAAAGTGAGAAGGTCTGCGAATAGAGCTTTGAAAGGCGCAGCAACTGAAACGCTTGAAGACTTTCAAGTAGCTCTAGAGGTTTTCAGAAAAACCGGAGAAACAATCGAAAGCGCAACAGTCGGAAATGTAACGGGTGCTTTTGAAGGAGTGCCAATGGTTAAGCTTGGTTTTGGTGCTGGTTCACGTTGGAGGTTGGAGCATTTGAATGAATTCGGATATGCAAAAAAGGCCCATCCAAGGGGATTCGGTGTTATCCGAAGATTTTCGGAAGCCAACAAAGAAAAATTCAAATATAGGTTAGCAACTAAATTGAAAGGAGAAGGGCTTGGATGATTAAAGACAAGATATCAGAAATATATGATGCTCTGATGAGCGATGAGGAACTTTCTAAAATCACTATCAAATCATTTGAGCGTCCTGAAACTTTACCAACAGATCAGACGAGTATTGTTATTATCCCACTAGGGCCACCTATCCAAAGTGACCAGGGAAGTAATACAAGCTTTTCAAAAACATTTCTTTATCAAATCAACGTTGAATCGATTAACCGAATTGAATGCAAAAAATTGCAAGGGTTAGTCGAAAAGGTGATGGAGTCACAAGGATTCTATCAAATCGCTGGGGGTCTAGATGAATGGATCCCTGAAATCAAACGCTATGCAGATGCTAGAACTTACAAAGGGAAGAGCAAGCTGTATGACGATTATTAGAAAGGAAATTTAATATGACACAACAAAAACAAGGAACTGCTACAGTTGGTTTTAAAAGCCTTACAGTTCGAATTTTGGATGGGAATCAAACCATCACAGAGGGAGAAAACCTCTTTATCATCCAAGGTAAAAAAGGAGAAGGTGCGACTCAAACCGCAAAAATCTCCGGTCTTGCTGTTGACCCTACAAAAACATTCGGAAGCAACATCGCTTACCATGTAAACAACCGTGGGGTTGGAGATGTCAAAGTAGATCTTGGTCTCTTGGACATTCCAGTAGCGCTTTACGTTAAAGCTCTCGGCTATGAAAACGATGATGACATCCTTGACTTTGGGGCTGACACAGTTTCAAAAGATGTCGCTATCTTGCTCGAATCAAACACTCCAGATGGTGGTGGAGCTTACTATGGATTCTACAAAGGAAATCTGTCAATGGATGCAATCGATCTTAACACGATCAAAGATAAAGCTGATGAGCTTGCTACTACAGATGTATCATTCGCTGCAGGCGCAAGCACTGATGAGCAAACCAAGAACAAGTACGGTACAATGTACTTTGGTAGCGATGAAGCAAAAATCAAGAAATTGAAAGCAAAACTCGGTATGGCAGCAGCAGGATAATAATTGGGGCATTCAGCCCCTTTATTTATCTTTATATCGTTGTAAACCTTTACAATTATTGATATAATAAGTTGTGGAGGTTTTGTTATGAAAAATAAGAAAAATACAGTTTTAATAACATTAACAATTATGATCACTCTAGTTTCCATTGTACTTGCTATTATGCTCGTAAATTCCAACAATCAACTTTCTAAGACACACAAGGAATTAGAGAGCGTAAAGGAAGAGAAGGACAGAGCTGTCATGGTAAAAGATAAGCTCTCTACATACGTATCAAACGTAGATCACGATTTATTTCTGGAAGCAAATGATTTCGTTCTTGGAATGAATTCATTGACTAGCTACAAATTTGGGGACGGAGTTCTTTTCGACAAAACTCAAATCACAATCAACGAACCAAAAAAGCAAACGTCTGGCATGCTGGCTATGGAACATGATTCAAACAGCTTTATACCAGTCACAGTAACGCTAGCCATTACAAACAATGATTCTTCGAACATTGAAATCAATCCAGGTAAAATACTTGTAAGTGATGATAAAGGGAATTATCTTGCATACGATTCTGTAATCACTAATGACGACACTGTTGCAGTCCAATCTAAAAAAAGTGTTGTGATTAGAGCTGGAGGAAAGGCAACTATCGCAATAGTCTATGCAATGAACAAAGATAATTCCAATAATGATGTTAATAAAATTGAATTTTTAAATAAAATTTGGACAAAATGAAATAAGCACCATTCGGTGCTTTTTTAATTATAGAAAGGCAAACAATGTCAAAAATTACATTTACCATGAAGAATGATGCTGGAGAAGATGTACTATACTCTAGTAAAGAAATTACTACTCGTGATTATCGTGATTACCTTGTACTAAACGACTCACTCACATCAGATAAGACAGAAGTTGAAAAATTGGATCAACAATTAGGCTTCATTGCGTCACTATTTGAAAATGTGACAGTAGAGCAATTGCTAGAACATACTGATTTCGCAAAAATCATTGAAGTGTTCACTGAAATCTATGCTCATCTTGTGGGTGATGTAGACCCAAAGGGGAAAAAATAGATCCTAAAAACGCATTAAAACGTTTCTACAAATTCGTTAAGGAAGTTGCTGATGGACCATATAACATGAATGTCCATGATGTGATGGAATTAAGCTGGGAAGATCTGATCGGAATTATTGATCTTGATAAAGATCAAACCGAAAATGCGTCTTTAGATCTGGCTGACATTTTTGGAGAAATGGAAGCATAAAGCCTCTTTGGGCTTTTTTGTTTGTAAAAGGAGGAAAAATGGCAGGTGGAACGCCACTAGGACAAATGTATATAGAACTAGGGCTGGACGTGTCAAAGTTCAATCCTAGCTTAACAAGTGCAAAGAACGCTGTGAAGTATTTCCAAAATAATGTCAAAGCGCTCGATAGCACATTGAAAAACAATGGTAAGAGTACAGAACTCCTAAAAGCAAAATATAAGTCTTTAGGACAGGCCATTGAAGCGCAAAAAAAAGTACTCGATCAGATGAAGCAGAACTTCGATAAACTTGATCCTGGATCTGCTAAATTTGACAAAGCCGCTGCTGATATTGAGCGAGAAAATGCAAAATTATCAGCAATGGAAGGACAACTCTACAAAGTAGAGCAAGCCTTGAAAGCTGTTGGACGTGAAAATAGCTTTTCAGGTAAAATGGAAGCCCTTGGGAAGAATTTGGTTAAAAGTGGAGACAATATCCAAAAATTTGGAAAAAATGTCTCTGACTTTGGAGGGACACTAACCAAAGGAGTAACAGCTCCATTGATTGCAAGTGCTGGATTTGCCTTAAAAGCTGCAATCGACTATGAAACTGCATTTGCAGGAGTCAAAAAGACTGTAGATGGAACACCGCAACAGTTCGATAAACTATCTGCTAGTATTCGTGAGATGGCAAAAGAAATGCCATCAAGTGCAGTTGAAATTGCAAACGTTGCGGAAGCAGCTGGACAATTAGGGGTACCAATTGGAGCAATCAAGGACTTTTCTAAGACCATGATCAATCTTGGTGTCTCTACAAACTTAAGTTCTGAAGAAGCAGCATCATCAATTGCTAAAATCGGGAATATCATGCAAGTTTCTGGGAAAGATCTGGGTACCTGGTCTGCGCATTTTGGATCAGCAGTAGTAGATCTTGGCAACCATTTTGCCACAACAGAGCGTGATATTGTCGAAATGACCAACCGTTTGGCAGCAGGCGGTAAGCTAGCTGGTTTGACTACACCAGAAATTCTTGGTCTTGCGACTGCGATGAGTAGTGTAGGTATCGAAGCAGAAGCAGGGGGAACTGCGATGAACCAGACCCTTACTGGTATCGGTAAGGCAGTAGCTGGTGTTGGTAAAGGTGCGAAAGAGAAATTAGAAGTGATCGCACAAACTGCAGGAATGACGGCAGAGCAATTCTCTACAGCTTGGAAACAAAAACCAGCAGATGCATTGCAAGCCTTTATTAAAGGTCTACAACGTGCACACGATGAAGGCAAGAATATGGACGGTATTCTTGATGAACTTGGAATGACAGGTATTCGTCAAGGTAATATGCTGAAATCTCTTGCATCTGCATCGGATAAGATGGGAGACGCTGTCCGTAGGTCAAATAGTGCGTGGAAAGAAAATACAGCTCTCACAAACGAAGCTAAGAAACGTTACGAGACAACAGAATCCCAGTTGAAGATCTTTAAGAACCAGGTGACTGATCTGGCAATTGAATTTGGTGGTCCATTGTTAAAAGCTATGAATTCAGGTTTGCAGGCTGTGAAACCATGGATTTCAAAACTGGCTGACATGGCCAAGGCTTTTAGTGAAATGAGCGAGTCTCAACAGCAAAATATCATTAAATGGGGATTGCTTGCAGCAGGCGCAGGTCCAGCCTTATCAATCCTTGGCAAAGGTATCGGAGTTATCGGAGGAATCACTAAAGGTATCGGCTTCCTCACTCAAGGTATTGGTAAAGTCGGTGGTGGGCTTTCTGTATTAGGCAAGACATTCCAACTATTTAAACAAGGTAGCAGTCTTTCTTCTGCATTTAAAACTGCAACAACCGGAATCACTGCAACTAGCACTGCTGCAGAAGGTGCAGTAGCTTCTACTGGTCTATTAGCAAAAGGGATCGCACTGCTTGGGAACCCTGTCACCTGGGGAGTCCTAATAGGCGGTGTTGCTGTTGGTGTGATTGCTACAGTAGCAAAAGAAATGGCAGACGCAAACGAACGCACTCAAACGTGGGGTACAAGCGTAAGCAAGCTACAAGACCAAGAATTATCACGGTTAAAATCCAAAGTCGATGAAGTGCATCAAGCTACCGTAGGCTTTGGGCAAGGTGGCGCACAAGCGGTTGAAAATGTACGTAAGAGTGTGCAAGGGCTTGCCGATGATATCCAGAAAGCGATTGACAAAGACCTTGAGAAAACTCTTAAAGGGCTTGAAAAGGTTGGTGCGAATGAAACAATCCAAAAACGTGCTGTAGCGCAAGCAGAACAGCAAAAGAAAAACATCCAGTCGATGACAGATGAGATTGTACAGATTTATCAAAATGCATCTGACCAACACAGAAAGATTACTCGCGAAGAACAAGCGATTATTTCTGACTACGAAAATCAATTTATTGATAAGCAATTGTCATTGCAGAAGTATTCTGCCGATGAACGTACCGCAATTGTGAAAGCCATGAATGGCCAGATCAGTGATCTGAATGAAACGCAGTTACGTAAAGGTACAGGAGTCGTAGCTAAATGGCTCAAAGAGGAACAGAAACTCTACGATGAGCAAGTGACTGCATTGAAAGATGCTCACGAAAAGGGAATTTATAGCCAGTCCGAATACAATAAGGAAATGGAAAAATTAAATGCCCAACACAAGACCAAAATGGAAGCCTATGGCCGTGAGTATGCAGAACTTCAAAAAGAGTGGAGTAAGAAAGTACCTCTTAACTTCGGTAACGATGAACAACGTAAGATGTACTTTGACCAGATGCGCAAGGATTGGGCAGAGCTTGGACTTGATTATGACAAGATGATGGCCAAGGCAGACCAATTTGCTGACATCGTAGGTCGTTCATCTGGTATGGTCGCTAAAAGCGTACAAAATATGTCGCAGGAGACCAAAGATGCTAACAACCTATGGAATGGATTGGTATTTGATCCTAAGACTGGGCAAGTCAAAACCAATGCACAAGAGGAAGTAACTAAAGCACTCCAAGCCGAAAATGGCTGGGAGAATATGCAGTTTATCCTCAAGCACGCAAACCTTGAGACTAACGCTAAGATGACGATCGGACAAGCGCTGGTTGAGGTTGGTAAGTGGGATAGTTTAACCCCACAAGAAAAAGAACTTGTGGTCGGCAACAATCAAGGTATGCAAGCCATCCTTGATAATAAAACATTGTTAGAACAATACAATGCTATGCCAGCGGAAGTTAAAGAACTCTTAATGAAGAATACTGACTTCTTATCATCTGGTGAACGTGCTACTGCGATCATTGAACGCTGGAACACACTCACACCAGAGCAGAAAGAACTGATCTTAAAGGACGCTGCTAGCGATAAGGCTGAACGTGTACGGCTTGCAGTTGACTCTTTAACTGGTATGGCTCACGTAGTCAATTTAGATGCAGAAGATAAGACCAAGAGTGCTATTGCTAGTGCGGTGTCTGGTATTTTAACACTACCTACCGACCACAAGACTGATCTGATCGCAACACCAGACGGTGTGACACTTGGAACTAACCAAGCAATGGGCGCTTTAGGATTGTATAACGGATTTGCTGTACCTACGAAACAAATCACTGCTGATCCAAATAATGCAACTAATGCAGCTGGCCAAGCAATTGCCAAACAGCTAGAATGGAATAACACTCCAAGCCCTGTTAAACCACAATTAGGCGATTCGACTGGAGCCATAACTGCTGCCCGACAAGCTATTGAAAATCAAAACGCTTGGAACGCTACACCAAGCCCGGTGAAAGCTATCAATGCACAAGATAACACTGCAGGACCTGTTTGGAGCGCTCAATCAAATATCAATAGTGTGCAAGGTAAGACGGTATACATTGATGTTGTGAAGCGCATGATTGGAGGAGCAGCAGCAGCACTTGGTTTTAAAGATGGTACAGACTTCCACGAAGGTGGTCTTGCAATGGTCAATGACCAACGAAATGCAGTCTACAAAGAAATGGTAACATTACCGGATGGAAGCTCATTTATACCAGACGGACGAGATGTTGTCCTCAATCTGCCTCGTGGATCAAAAGTATTGCGAGCCGATAGAACTAAGCGACTAATGAAAAATCTTGGTTTCCCAAGATATGCAACAGGGGTCGGAATCCCAGAAGATGCCAAATTCTTACGAGAAATGAAAAATGCCAGCCAGCAATTTTTATTTAAAGAAACATCCACAGGAAATAGCTACACTGGTGAAAATATCGTTGCTGAGATCGCAATTCTGAGGGCAAGTTTGGAAAAGATCCTTACTGCTATCCTTGAAAAACCGTCAGAAACGTACCTGGACGGTGATGTTTTAGCGCAAAACAGCTATCAAAGATATTCTAAAATCATGGCGAGGGAGGGAATCTAATGTTTAACATGATTATAAATGGATTTGACACTGGATCAATCCCAAACTGCTATGTGACAGATTTTGGAGAAGACCAGACGGCAACACCAAGGGTCGAATCAAATACGATTTATGGAGCCAATGGAGATTATAATCTCTACGATGGAGCTTATGACGGGTACGATAAGACAGTAAGTCTATACGTTGTTAAGACAAGCGAAATCGAAATGATTGTCAATCAATTCAAACCAGAGGAAAATAAAATAGAGTTTAGTCATCGACCAGGCTCTATTTTTTATGCTGATTTTCAGAGCGCATCCTTTAAACAAAATGGCTTGCATGCTTGGACTTTAGAAATTAAGTTAAAGATGCATCCATTCCGTTACTTAAATAATGATGCTGTAGTCACTTTGGCAGGTAACGGTACAGTAAACAATCCAGGGACTGTATATTCAGAACCCGTCATCACAATCGAAGGCAATGGAGATGTATCTCTCACTATCGGGAAGCAAACCATGCAACTCACGATTGATACAAAAGCAACAATCGATTGCCGGCATAAAAAACAAAATGTCTATGACAAAAATGGAAATCTGAAAAATACATTGAGAAAAAGAGGTGGTTTCTTCGAAATTGCTCCAGGTACATCCGGTATTGCAGTTTCAGGTACCGTCTCAAAAATCACAATCAAAGGGAACTGGAGGTATAAAGTATGATCTATCTGCAAGAGGGAAATTTTCCTCTTAATGAAGCTTTTAGCTCTGAAATTGTCCAAGAAGCTAACAGCACCTATCAGCTTACCTTTAAATTTCCAACCTCAGACCCCAAATGGGCATCGTTAACTCCAGAAACAGAATTAGTTGCTGATGACTTGCACGGAGAACAGTACTTTACTATCTTTGAAGTCGAAAAGCAACATGGATATGTCACTGTATACGCTAATCAAGTAGCTACATTGTTAAATGGTTATTCTATTAACAAAATCAATGTCGATCGAGTGAATGGGGCAACTGTAATGAATGCGCTTGTTGCCGGATTTAAACGAAAAACACCATTTACATTTTTCTCTGATGTGATGTCAAAACACACCCTCAATCTTAAAGATGTCTCAGCGATGGAAGCCTTGGCAAAAGACAAGCACTCTATCGTTGGGCAGTGGGGTGGAGATCTTGTCCGGGATAAGTACAGTGTCCGATTGTTAGAAAATGGTGGAATCGAAAACGAATCATTGTTTTCCTACAAGAAAAACATGAAGTCGTTTCAGGAATCAAAATCCACTAAAGAGTTGAGAACACGGATCCATTTTAAAAAGGTTATCGAAGCGCACGAGGAAGGGAAAAAAGATCAGATCCTAACTGTGACTATTGATAGCCCACTGATCAATAAATACAAGCATATCTACGAAGCAGATATGGAAGTACAAGATCAGGATGTAGTGGATCAAAAAACACTTGAGGAATACGGCAAGCGCTATTTCCGTGAGACACTATGCGACATGATCGAAGAAAGTCTTGAGATTGACGTTGTAGGACAAGCAGATCAACCAGTACACATGTTTGATATCGTGAGCATCTTCCACGAGGGTTATGATGTCGATTTGCGAAAAAAGATCATGAAATACAAGTTTAATCCAATGAGCATCAAACTTGTCAGCATCGGTTTCGGTGAAGTTACTAGAACTTTAGCAGACTCTATCTCAGGGATGGTCAATGATTCTGTCAATAAGAAAATGAAGTCTTATGATGCAGAATACGAAGCGAAAGTACAGAAGCTTGTAGATAATGCTAATGCTGAGTATGACAAGCAAGCAAAAGAGCTGGAACATAAAATCACAGACGGCATTGAGCAAGCAAAAGCACAAGCAGAAGTAGTCAAGCAGGAAATTTCGGCTCAAGTAACCGACAAAATCAATGCAGCAAACCAAGCAAATAAAAATGAAATTGTAGAAGAGTTTAAAGCTCAATACAATGGCATCGAAGTGAAGATGCAAGGTTTGCAAGCTACTACTGACAAATTAAAGACCAGTGATGCTGATATCCAGAAATTGATCAATGATTTCAAAGCTCAGACACAAAGCCAATTTGCCGGAGTCCAAGGCGCACAATCACGCTTTGAACAGACAACAGAAAAAGCCATCTCTGACCTCACTAATGTGGCCAATGGCAAGGCTGATAGGTCATTTGTTGAACAGACGGTGGCAGGAGTCAAAGAAGAGTTCACGAATCTGAAAGTTGGTTCAAGGAACTACGCTGAAGACTATGATTTCACTCGTGGTCTGTGGTTCTTCGCTCACGGTGATTCAAGTGATTCAACCGGTACAGCAGATAATGGTATATATACCATTACAGGCAATACTAACACTTGGAAACAGGCACAGCTATTTTCTAGCACCGCACCAAGCTGGGCTACCTCAAAAACAACCGCTCTGGACTATCTAGAGAAAGGCGAGCCTTACACTATTTCTTTTTATGCTAAAAGAAATAGTGGTTCTGGGACAATGTGGGCTTTATTGCGTGAGAATAGAAAATCTGGAGGCAATCGAGAAAGAATCACTGCTCAATTTCAATTAACAGATGACTGGCAGTTGTACAAGGTTTCTGTCCCTGCATTAGAAAAAAGCGATGAGTTTGATTTTTGGCGCATCATTATTGGATATAGCGAAGCTGGTTCGATTTCGTTTAAAAAGGTAGAGCTAACACAGAGCACTACCAGAACAGATGCAGGACCAGCCCCAGAAGATCAAAATTATCTAGTTGAGAAAGTACAGGCAACTTTTGAGAGGACGGTTCATGGTCTCACTACTCAATTAACGAGATTAGAGACAAAAACTGGCCCAAATGGTGAAATTGAGCAGCGCATGCTGACCTACTCCGAGAAAGCTGCTGTAGACGCTGTAAAAGCAACAAGGCAGATTCTTGAACAAGGCTATGTTTCTAAGTCCCAATATACTGAGGATGTAGCTGGCATTAATAGAAAATTTGAAAGTATTTCAACATCAACTGACTCTAAAATCAGTTCAAAACTCGCTGAGTTTAAACAAGGCATTGATGGGCAATTCTCAACATTCTCAACTGAGTTTGGAATGAAGTTATCCAGTCAAAGCTCTGTTCTTAATGACAAATTAGATGATTTTAAGGATAGTATCAACGGGCGCTTTGCTAATTATCAGCAAACCGTCAACGGGCAAATATCAACAATCATCAGTCAATTCGATGGAGTCCTCAAGAAAACAGACATCAACATCACAGATGGTCAGATTTCATTCGGTACAGGGAAGAGCATTAATGGACGAACCATCAGCTCATTGTTGGTGCAAGAACCAGAAGCTATTGCTTTGATCGCTCAACTGATCAAGGTGAAAGGCGATATGGTAGTTGATGGCTCAATCACAAGCCGGCATCTAGCTTCTGCAAGTGTCCGAACTGGCCACATGGAATCTGGCTCAGTAACAACTCAGATTTTGGCTAGTAATGCGGTAACAGCGGATAAGCTACTAGTGGATTCAGCCATGATCAACAAGCTTGTATCGAATCAAGCATTTATCAGAGAGCTTACATCACAAAAAGCCTTTATCACACAACTTAATTCAGTTGCTGTGTCGGCTAAGAGAATCCAAGGTGGAAGGTTGCTATCTAATAATGGTGCGACTGATTTTAATTTAGATAACGGAAGCGTGAACTTTTATTCTAACCAAGGTTCCATCAGACGGATTGATGATACGACATCATCTCAGTTTATCAGACTGGAACAAGGATATTTTAGAGCGGAACGTTTTGAAGATAGAAAGGCTGCTCGGATTGTCATAGGTACGAACCATGATAAGAAAGAGAGTGTAGAAAATGAAACATTTGCTGGCACTCGTCTGTGGTCGGGTAATGGTAACGGAGAAAAGGAATCATTCCACGAAACCGTTGCTGACCGTATCATATTTTACTCTAACGGGAAATATCGTAGTCCGTGGATGATCCACAATAACACGAGAGATGGATATACATTCTTTATGCCACTGAACGAAAATAGAGTAAAACATGTAATTGGTCGATCAGACAAAAGATTGCACGATATCCACACGAATGAAATCACCTTAAACGGGGTACGGCTCAAGATGATGATAAAAGATATCATGAATCGCATCGGTTATCGTGGTGTTGGCAACTGGGCTGATCTCATTAATTAGGAGAAATCAATGAACGAAAACATCTTACTTTCAATGGTCGCTGAATTGAACAAACAATTGAGTGACAAGACGCTTGGTGAAATCGAGTTTAAGGCTCGTTTTACAGATTTGCAATCACAAGTAGCTCAACTTGCTCAAGAAGTTGAAAGCTATCGCTCTGTCCTAGAGTCTGATAAGGACTTGAAGGATCTTTTTGAAGAAATTAAAAATAAAAACGAGGTAACTAAATAATGGATTACAAAGTACAATTTAAATCATACGATGCAGTAGCTAACACCACCAAGGTAGCAATCAAGCAAGATTTTCCTTATCGAGTATTTGAGGAAATCTTGCCAACAAACCGCATGGCAGAAGATGATGCGACACTGGTTGAAGCAGTATTGAACATCGTGCGCATGGAGCTTGACACATCTGGCGCAGTCGTAGCGATCAAGAAAGAGCTAGACAAATCTGTCGAAGCTAACAAAGATGCCATTGCTAAGATCCAAGAATTGACCAAGGAAAAAGAAGAGATGGCTCAACAAATCCAAAGCATCAAATCAGTAGCTGATTGGTCAGTTCTCGCTCGTGTAACAGATACAGACAATCCAATTGATCCAACTCTGTATGCTCGTGGATTGGAATTGGTAGAATCTGGCCAAGTTGGCAAAGAATACAAGGCACACGACATCTTTGTTGTCAATAATCCAAATTATACTGCTAAATATGGTGAAGGCACTCGTGTGCTTGTGCAAGTAAATAATGATTTCACCTACAATGGCGAATCTGTGGAAGAACTCGAAGGCAAGCTATCACAAGATGGCAAACTTGCAGTGTGGAAATGGGAACTCCCAAAAGAATCTAAACCAGCGCAACCAAGTGGTGACCTTGAAACTCAACCAGTTGCGACAGCTACACCACAACCAGTACTTTAATCAGAAAGGGGCGTGATCTATGATCCACTTTACACCAGAGGACATTTCGATGATCATCGGATTTGTCGGTGTCTTACTTGGAATTTACGGTAATTTTAAAGGAAGTGTCGTGGCACAAGAAAAACGCATGGTCGTGATCGAAAAAGACATTGAAAACATGCGTGATTTTCGTCTGACAGCAGTTAGACGACTTGATAACCACGATGAACAGAATAAGTCTCTATTGATCCTCGCAGAGCAGGTCAAAGCCTTGAGCGAGGATATGAAGGAACTTAAAGCATTAATTCAAAACAAAAAATAATTAAGAGGTAATATTATGAATAAAATTAACTGGTCTGTACGTATCAAGAATAAAAATTTTTGGCTTGCAATCGTTCCAGCTCTTGCATTGCTTTTTCAAGCATTTGCGGATATCTTCGGTATCAAGCTAGAGTTTGGCCAAACCATTGATAAAATCTTGGTATTCGTCAATGTGTTGTTTGCATTCTTCGTTTTGGTCGGAGTGGTCAACGATCCAACTACTGCTGGATTGAGCGATTCAGAGCGTGCTTTAGGTTATGAAGAACCTAGCGAAGATTAATATATTTTTACTGGCTACTATCTATTTTTGGATAGTAGCCTTTGATTTTAGAAAGGAGCAGTAATGGCTACTTTAAATGATATTTTAGGATATGCAGAAGGTCTTGCAGATGCTGGCACGGGTGTATCTATGAGCAAATGGGGGATGCAATGCGCTGCATTACCTAATGCGATCTCTACTTACTTTTTCGGTAAGACACTCTGGGGTAATGCGATTGATCTGCTTAATTCTGCTCGTGATTTAGGCTATGAGGTGGAATATAACCAAGAGGGCAATCTGGACAGCAAGCCACGGGCTGGTGCTGTATTCGTCATGGATACGACATACATCTACGGCCACAGCTACGGTCACACAGGTCTAGTCATCGAAGATTCAGACGGTTATACCATGCGCACCATTGAGCAGAATATCGACGGCAATGCAGACAGTCTTTACGTAGGAGGTCCGGCACGATATAACACCCGTGATTTTAACGGTATTGTAGGCTGGTTTTACTTCCCTGTAGACGGACAACCAGCACAAGTAAATGCTGTCGAGCCGTCAGAACCTCTAACAGTCGATTCTAGCGCATTTAACGAGGAGACAGGCACATTCACAGTCGAAGTTTCTGCGCTCAATGTACGTTCCTCTGCTGGGCTTTTAGGTGACATCGTAGCAGTCTATACCGCCGGTCAAGAGATTAACTATGATGGCTGGTTAGACAATGACGGTTATATCTGGATCACATATATCGCAAGTTCCGGTAATCGCAGATATGTGGCAGTAGGACAATCGCAGAATGGTAAGCGTATCACAGACTTCGGCTCATTCGCTTAAAACAAGGAGGATTTAATGACATTATTAAATTCGACAAATCTGAGACAATTCGAAGGAGGGGCAGTCGTCAAGCAAGGCGACTCTGCCTCTCTGTTTGGTTATGAGCTACTGGATGAAAACATGCGCCCGATCAGCGAGCTGAATGGCAAGAATGCCACGATCAGGATCTTTAACCAAAAAGGAAAGGCCACATTTGAAAGTAAAGTGGATAAATCCAGAGTCACTTTAAAAATCGAAAAAGCCCTTCCGATCGGATCCTATCTGGTTGAAGTCTTTTGCGGTGGCTATATTTTCCCCAGCGATCGCTCAACACGTTTAGACGTCACCCGTTCAGCAGACGAATTTACAAGCGAGGAAGTATTATTGCTTGTAAAAAATGATGTTAAAACCGAAATCGACAAGTATGTCGCTGAACATCCAAACGGATCGCAAACAGAAGAGTTGCCAGACCTAACAGTACTATACAATCTTGCTAAAATTTAGAGAGGAAAAATTATGACTTTAAATACTGAAAAATTAACATCATTCGCCCAAGCTGTCGGGACTGATATCAAGGAAATTAAAACCACACTTGCAAATAAAGCCGACAAGTCAGAACTTGGACAAGCTGGAATCACACAACAACAACTAGACACAGCTATCGCTGGTGTCAAGACTGCCATTTTAGGCGATGGAGTACCAGAAGAATTAGATACTCTCAAAGAGATCGCTGACCGTATCGCAAATGGTGCAGGATCAGCAGACCAAGCTATTGTGTCTAAAATGACAGAGCTTGGCCAAAAATTCACTGACCTTGAAAATACTGACTTCGTACAAATCTATACAACGGCTAAAAATACCCTCTAAGGAGGTGCTGAATGGATAAATTAAAGAAAGCTATAGAATCCATTGGTCGTGATATTGGGACGCTTCAAGCTAATCAAGGCGGAGCGTTGCAAACTTCCAAAGCTTACGAGTTGTTTCCAACGTATGCCACGTTACAAGCGCAGATGACCACGAATATCAAGGAGAAGCACGTAGACCTCGGTCTGGACGCTCTCATCGATACAAAATTGCAAAACGGTGGCGATCCGTTTATCACAAGATCCAAGTTACCAACGATTGACACAAGCCAGCTTGCTTCGAAAAACGATCTTGAAGAGTTGAAGCGTTCAGTCGGTTCTGGTGGTGCTAGTGGCGAATTAAAAGGCCAAGGCTTTCCATATGCTCTAAACGCAGATATTGGTACAATTTATACTGATACGACAGCTAAAAATGGGGCGGTTAAATGGATTAAAAAGGCCAATGGAACTGGATCTAACGCTTGGTCTGTATTGTTTGGCGATGTCAAAGTTAGACCAAGAAATATCAACTCAAATCAAGCTAATGCATATGTCGAGTTTAGACGTATAAACTCCACGGTTGAGATCGGCTTTGGTGGCCTCTCTTGGGGTTGGTTTGGAATCGTGAGACGAGGTGCGCCCGGCTACGTTCCACAAGGCTCTGACCGTGAGCGAAACGTGGTGATCTTAAACGTCGGCGGTATACCCGTCGGTTTTCGTGCGACCAGCTCAAAACTGGGTATTATGACGAATGACAAGGGCAAGCGCCTTGGCACTTTTTATTTAGGCGGGCCTGGCGACGGCAACCAGCTACGCTTACAATTCGATGACCCAGTGCCAACAGATCGTGATATCGGAGACTTGCGGTTTACTGATATGTCATATATCACAGATGACCCGTGGCCAGAAACTCTATAATACATAAGACACACACCCCCTCAATTCGAGGGGGCTTTTTTTATTGTGCTTATAACGGCAATTATTAAAATTGTCCGTTGTAACCTCAATCGAATGACTATGTTTTTTTGATTCTCTGCTATAAGCAATGGGTCTTTACATCAAAAAAAGTGATGATTAAATAACCATCACTTTTTGTTTTTTAACTGATTGGCGTATTCTGTCATTTTAATTGCGTGTTTCAAACGCATATTCATAATATCAGAAATACCATTCTTATATTTGTCTACAGCTTGGGTGGATAATCCACAATTTTTACTAATAGAATAGGCTGTGGCATTTTCTAGCAGCCATTTAATAGCATTGATATCAACTAACATATTTACCTCACAAAAAACCAAATGATCACTACGATCAACAGAAGCCCTAAAATAAACTCAAGTTTTTCTCTAGCTGTGGTTTTTTTAACATTAAATTTTACTTTCATCACGATACCTGTTATAATTAAAGCAAGCCCCACCAAGGGGCGGATAGTGATTGCTCACTATCCGAATTCGATGTGCCACTCAATGCTTATGATGAACAAGTTGATTTTGACTACTAGCTTATTCGTCTTAGCTTTGATTGGCTTTTTTCTTCGCCTTAACATTTATTTTTCCTTTCTTTAGTTTCCTTGTCTAAGGTTTCCTCCTTAACCTTATGTATATATTATACAACTAAAGTTGTATTAAATCAAGAGATTTTACTAACTTTTTTTAAAAAAAATAAAAGATTTTTTCCTATTAAATAGCTTCATTCTATATCTCTTTTATAATTAAGCTTGAACTTTCTTGGAACCTATGCTAAACTAGTAATACAAATGATGAGCCGTGAAAGTTTTAGAAGTCAGTACCTAAAACAGACCCTAAAACCTAAAAACAGCTATATAATTGAGTTTTAGAAACTCCCACCGGCTCCATATTTTTATTCATGGAAGATTACTCAAGAGGCTTAAGAGGCCGTGTTGGAAACGCGGTAGGCGTGTAAAAGCGTGCGTGGGTTCGAATCCCATGTCTTCCGTTGTTGAGACATCATTGTGTAGCAGTGGTGTTTTTTTGTACAAAAAAGAGTCCCAAAAATAGACAAGTGAGGGAGGAGAAAAAGTGATTGCACAGCTAGATACCAAATCAGTCTATACTTTT